AATCCTCCACAGCGGAATTTGCGCCAAAGTCAGAAAATGAAAAAGACTTATAATAGCAGATGTGACCTCGGAGCAAGTGTTGGATGCGAGCCCTTAAGCGAACATTCAACACGCCGCGACTAAAGTCACAGGTGCTATTATAAGTCTTTTTTATTTTCGTCTACCTAGCCAAATTCCGCTAAATATTATTCGTTATCTAAAGCTTTGATGCTTAAGCTGATCTTACGATCATCTTTCTTGAAATCTACAACTTTAGCTGTAACTTCCTGACCTACTTTTAATACATCAGATGGTTTCTCGATATGTTCTTTAGCGATCTGAGAAACATGAAGTAAAGCATCTACACCTGGCTCTAATTCAACGAATGCACCGAAGTCTGTCATACGAGCAACTTTACCAGTTACTTCGTTACCTACTGCGTATTTTTCGTCAGCGTGAAGCCATGGATTTGTCTCAGGGAACTTTAAGGATAATGCAATCTTCTCACCCTGAATATCTTTAATAAGAACGTTTAATTTCTCACCTACTGTGAAAACTTTCTTAGGATTTTCAACACGTCCCCAGCTCATTTCGGAGATGTGAAGAAGTCCATCTGCTCCACCTAAATCGATGAATGCACCGAAATCTGTTACGTTCTTTACAGTTCCTTCTACAGTCATACCAGCTTCGATTCTTTCAAACAGTGCTTCCTGTTTTGCTTTCTTCTCTGCTACTAAAAGCTGTTTACGGTCACCGATGATTCTTCTCTTGCGAGGGTTGAACTCAGTGATAACGAACTCGATTTCCTGTCCGTCATATTTCTTTAAGTTCTTCTCATAAGTATCGGATACAAGGCTTGCAGGGATGAATACTCTTGTATCTTCCACTACAACACTTAAACCACCGTCAAGAACCTTAGCTACAGGAGCTTTTAATACTTCATGGTTGTTAAATGCCTCTTCTAATCTCTTGTTACCTTTTTCTGCTTTAAGTCTCTTATATGTTAAGAGAACCTGTCCTTCGCCATCATTCACTTTCAGAACTTTAGCTTCCATCTCGTCACCAACTTTAGCGACTGTTGTTAAATCTAAATTCTGGTCGTTGGAATATTCGTTTCTTGAAATGATACCGTCGGCTTTATATCCAATATTTAAGATGATCTCATCCTCTTTTACATCGATAATAGTACCCTGAACTACCTCTCCATTTCTAATTGTCTTAAAACTTTCTTCCAGCATCTGGTCAAAACTCATTTCTGCCATGCTTTCATGAACCTCCTTGATAATATTATTTGGGGTTGAAGCCCCTGCAGTAATACCGAGCATCCCGATATTAGAAAAATCCTCCATATTCAAATCATTTTTTGTTTGTATATAAAAAGTATTACTACATTCTTTTTTACTTATCTCAAAAAGCTTTTGAGTATTCGAACTGTGTCTGCCACCGATCACTATCATCGCATCAGACTTCTTCGCCAGTTCTCTGGTCTCCGTCTGCCGCTCCTCAGTTGCATTACAAATCGTGTTAAAAACATTTATATCATAACCCTTTTCTGAGATAATTTCAACTAAATCTTGAAACTTATTGTAGTTAAATGTCGTCTGTGACACGATGGATATCTTCGCATCGGCATCTAACTCAACTCCTTCTGCCTGCTCTCGATTCTCAATTACAATCGGATGCGTCTGGCACCAACCCATGATCCCTTCTACTTCGGGATGATGGTTATTGCCTATAATAATGATTACTCTGCCATCCCCACTCTCCCGCTCAACGATCTTATGAATCTTTCTCACGAAAGGGCAGGTCGCATCCACTAAATCAAGACCCGCATTAAGGATCTCCTCATAAATTGCTTTTGACACGCCATGAGAACGAATAATAATCGTTCCTTCTGAAAGAGACTTAAACTCCTTGCTGTCATTAATAACATGAACTCCCTGTCTCTCCAGATCTGCGACAACTTCATCATTGTGAATGATCGGCCCAAATGTATAAACGTTCTTCTTAGAAGACTCTTTATACACCGTATCTACAGCTCGCTTTACTCCAAAACAAAAGCCAGCAGATTTTGCTATGTTAATCTTCATCATTTACTCCGGCAATATTATTTTATTTTTTTAAATTCGGAGATAATCGTATCAATCACCTGTGGAATGGACATATCTGAGGAATCTACCAGTATGGCATCTTCTGCCTTACATAGTGGAGCAATCTCCCTCTCCATATCCTGCTTGTCTCTTGCCATGATATCACTCTTAATCTGCGCAATATCACACTCTGTTCCTTTCTCCTGTAATTCATCATAACGTCTCTTCGCTCTTACATCAGCGGAAGCCGTCAGATAAATCTTAAGAGAAGCATCCGGCAGGACATTCGTTCCAATGTCTCTTCCATCCATGAGGATATCTGAAGTCTTCGCCATATTGCGCTGTAAATCTAACAGTGCAGCTCTTACTTCCGGTACAGCAGAGGTAACTGATGCCATCTTCCCGACCTCTTCTTTACGAATAAATCCGGTAACATTCTCACCATTTAAAATAACCTGCTGTTTTCCTTCCTCATCATATTCTAAAGTTACATGAATGTTCGGACATTCCGCTGCAACGAGCTTCCTGTCATGTCCATCAATACCTTTACGCAAAAAATATAAAGCGATTGCCCGGTACATGGCTCCGGTATCTACATATATAAATCCTATATCCTCTGCGATTGCCTTTGCAATCGTACTCTTTCCAGCTCCTGCCGGACCATCAATTGCTATACTGTACATGGACACTTCCTCCCATTTCTTTGAAACCTGACTGCTCACACAGTGATTTCACTTTTACCTACACTTGATTAGTGTAACATATCTTCGCGAAAAAAAAAACATTTTTTTGCTTATTTTGCAAAAAAAATTACATATGGTTTAAAAATGGCTTAAATACAAGCTCTTTTATAGGGTAAACTTATGTTAATTAAGTCATATAATTTCATATTCTGCCCCTTTTTTGCCCCTCAAAAAAATATAAAAATGCTATGGTATAATCTTTTTTCCGGTATCTGTTATGGGTACCGGATTATTTTTTACACAGCTTATTTACAATTTTCTGTATAGCAGCATAGTTATATCCTGCTGCTTTTAATCTCTTTTTACGCTCTTTTCCGGAACCCCATTTTCCGGCCAGAACTTCTTTAGCAATTGTTTCATTTGATTTCTTTTTTACCGTCTCTTTTTTAGGTGTTTCTTTTACCTTTGTGAGAAACAATGTTCTCTCTGCTTTTCTCCTTCTGGTGAGTCCATTGTAGACTCTACCTCCTGCTTTGTTATATTGTAGCATCTTGCTCGCAATCGTAGCCCTGGAACGAGTACCGTTTGCTGTGAGCTGTTTAATAGAGCCGATGTTATAGGCAAAACTTACTAATGCATCAATCTCATTCTGATTAAAGTCGTACTGCTTGTCATATTTTAAAACAAGCGGAAGATATTTTTTGGTAAGAGCTTTACTTAACCATTTTTCCGCTGTCTCTTTAGAGATTTTCATGCCTTTATGGATTGATTTTCCTGTGATGCTTCTATCAGCATTTGTAATTCCATACCCGATAGTCCAGACTCCCACTTCATCGCGATATGCCGTCAATTTGCAGCCTTCAAATTCTTTTACGAGATTTAGACATTTGTCACTGATTTTCTTCATTTATTACTTCCTCCTCTGGTAATTCATCTGTCATGTCGCTTAAAAACTTCTGTATCCATTTTTTGATTTTTTCTGGGACCGGCAAGCCACACAGTGTCATATTTTTTAAGATGCTGACAGCTTCATAAAGAACAAATAACAGACAGAAGAATTCACATACACCTAATTTCTGAATTCCAAGAAGTTTTATGTACTGCTCTGGAATCATGAAAAGTATATTGATGTGCATGATAATGTCTACGAGCATCAGTAAGCCAACACTAAGTAACATGGCCGCCTTTCTGATTGCCCCGTCAATCCCTACACAGGAATTAAACTTATGCTCTTTAATTGCCCGAAGCACTCCCAAGATGGTGTCTAACACGACAGCTATTAATAAAATCTCAAAAAAAGAATTTCCTGTAAGTAATTTTAATGTTTCCTGTAACATAACTTTTCCTCCTATTTTACAACAATAATACCTTTATATTTTTCATTCGTGCATCTTCGTGCATTTTCTTTTTCAACCGTTACTACACTTTTCTTTCCGTCCGAAAATCTCCAAATCTTTCCCGTTTTCGAGTCTCTAAGCAAGACAACCGTGTGGATCGGACCGCCCTCTTCAAATAGGACCATATAGCCTTTCTTTAATTTTGCCTTTAACTGTTCGGTCGTCAAAGACTTGTGATAGGCTGCCGGCTTCCCTGGGCAGATCTGGTTAATTCCCTTAACGATTTCTGTGAGCGGGTACTTTGCTCCGCATTTTAATTTCTTCCTGGCATACTGCAGAACCTGCTGCATATTTTTCTTGATGCCTTTGTATCGCAGTGCCATATAAAACGCTACGAGACTGCATCCGTGTGTGCGGATGAACGAAGATTTGAAATCATACTGTGATGGCACCGGAATCTGTCTTCCGTTATCTAGCACGATTCGCCATGGGAATTTCTTTTTTCTTTTCCTGTTTTTTGTTGCTACTATTCTCACTTTTTCCACCTCCTTAGAGAACAAAAAATACACAATAGTATCAATAAATACCATTGTGTATCATGTGAAATGTGTTATTATTAATTCATGACTTGTTCTCATATGTCATATTTTTTTATTTCCAAACAGCTCCTGTGGGAGCTGTTTTTTCGTATATCAAATAGTAAGCCTGGAAAGAACATTATCTCTATCGCAGGATGTACCGCTGCACAAACTTCTTTGTCGAACTATCTTAAAGGGAAAACGGCAAAAGTAACCTTTTTCGCTTTTTACTCTTTGACTGAGAATCCCTTTTCTTTCAATCAAGGATTTTGTATTGCTTTTAATTCTTCCGGTATAATGCAAGACAATTTATTTGTCCTTGTAGGTATTAGTCGTGACGGAAATAAAATCGAAACCAAACAAATGAATATTAAATAGTAAGGGTTCTCAGATTGTTGCGACAGGTATAAATGATTTAGATAGTCCTCCTAATGCAATAATATTGAGAACAGCAGTCAATCCCGTTGGCCTTCCTGAAAGTCTCGGCAGCAATGGGTGTATTGTTATTCAACAGAATCCGAACAATGCTTTTAACTGCCAGCTTGCTTTTTCTTTCGGAAGTGATAAGATTGCTATACGCCGAAAAAGAAATAGCAATGCTTGG